TTATACATACATTTGTTTCATCACTTCATTAACAGCATTACTTTCTTTTTGTTCCATCTCGTCTAAAATGTGTTGATAGGTTTGTAAAGTGGTTACAATGTCCTTATGTCCAAGGCGACGAGATACATATTTTATATTTATTCCTTTATACAACATTATTGAAGCATGGGTATGCCTTAAACCATGACAAGTCAATTCTTTTGTACCGATCTTTCTACAGAATTTACGAAGGACTTTATTTACAGCTGTATTCGATACAAGTTCCATATTGTCATTCAAAAATACTAAATTATTTTCGTTGCGTAGACCAGATTTTAAATAATATTCTTTTTGATGTAACTGTAATTTCTTTAATAAATCGAGCGTATCATCATCAATAGTGATTATTCTTTTTGATTGATAATTTTTCGTATTAGAGAATGTATTTGTATATTTATAGTCCCATGTTTTATTTACTTTTACAGTTTTATTCTTGAAGTCGATACAGTCCCAAGTCATGCCTATAATTTCTGAAAAACGACAACCAGTCGCAATACCAAACAGAATAATAAATCTAGAAGTATAAGTGGGTTTTATACCTTCTAATATTTCGTGAACTAGATGGATAGACTCTTGATAATTCAAATATTTCAATTCTTCGTGCTTAGGATTCTTTTTGCCTATAGCTTGTACTCGATAGGTAGGGTCTCTATGAATAATGCCTTCTTCCAAAGCATCTTTAAGAGCAGCTCGCATATACGTATGATGTTTTTTTACTGAAGCTGTAGCGTGTGTTTCCCCATAGTCATTTAGGGCCTTTTGATATTCTTGTCGAGTCAATTCTTTTAATTTTGTATCAGGAAAATATTTCTCACTAAAATCAACAGCCCGACGAATATCACCGTCATTGTCTTGTGATAACTTGCCTTTCCTGTAAACTTCAAACCAATTTCGAAAATACTCATGAAATAATTTTTCGCCTTCTTTTAGTGAGTATCCTTTTGAATACCTAGCTTCAATTTCTGATGCTGCCAATTGCGCTTCTTTTTTTGTTGAAAACCCATTGCCGCTTTTTGTTTTATATCGGCCATCTTTATCTTTATAAGAGACTCGATATTGCCATCCGCTTTTCAATTTTTTTATGCTTGCCATTGTATCACCCCCAATATTCACTTAAAAGCCCCTAGCATGAATCGAACATGCTAGAACTCACCAGAGAGGGGATTATTCTGTTAAAGATGAATTTATGTCTTTAAATAGTTGGTTATCTTCATAGCACGTTTTTTTAAAATAGTTATATAAATTTTCTTGAGATTCAATTGAAATTTCAAGATCGTTTAGTAAATTTTTAGTCATTGAGTTTATGGTAGAAACTATTATTTCCTTTTCTGGGACACTCATTTCACGATTGTATGAGTGCATATTGCTTAAGATGGATAATGGTGAAAAATTATCTGAAGAAGTTAGGAATTCTATTTCATTTTCAGAATTACTTCTTAATTTTTTATAATAACTTGAGGTTGTGTCTAAAGCTGCAGATGTTTTGTTAAAGTCAGATGCGAGGTTTAATTCTTTATCTTGGCTTATAGATTGATTAGATTCGGCTAGAGATACTAGGCTTAGTTTCAAACCATTTATATATCCATAATAATCTTGAGCCTGATGTGTATTCATTTCATTTTTTTTTAAATATGCAATAGATGATGATTCTGAATTATTACTACCATTTTTTACATTGATAGCACATCCCGAAATGAATAATACTAGTACAGTAAGAAATAAAAGTACTTTTTTCATTTTTTATACCCCTTCATTTTTGATATTAAAGTTATTTAAGATACATGTCTAAATAATCAGAAGTACTCATATTTAATTTCAGCGGATGTTTATAAATTAGTTGATTCTGTGAGAAAAATAATCGAGCTTCTTCTCCGTTTTCAATTCTGTAAGTGTACATTTCTAATTGTGGATATTCATCGATATTTTTTTTCAAAGATTCGGGTGCCCAGTTTATTATTTCATCATAATCAATGGTTTTTTGGTTAGGGCTACCTATCAACGAAGTAACTTGTTCAGAATTGGTACCAGTTGGAATATCTCTAATTTCCTGTGAATTTGTCCGACCATGAAAATACATAAAGGTAGAAAATATTATTATTACTAATAATAAAGTAATGGCTATCCACATTTTTTTACCCAATTTTTTTTTCATTCTTAAACATCCTCATTTCTGTTATAATATTTTTATCAGTAAATCTCTAAATGAGGTTTTAAGTCCGTGTCCCCACACGGGCTTTTTTATTTTAGATATGTTTCTTGTCCCATCTTTAAATTGTAATGAGTAATCACATTAGAATAATTAAATTGCCCGTCATGTTTTTCAATAAGGCATTTAAACATATGATGATCTGCCTCAGCTTCCATCTTATTTCTAAAAGAAGGAATTTTATATAACTCAATATAATCCGAATGGGAGACAACATGTTTGAACTCATGGAATATAGACTCTTCTTGTTCTTCGATAGATAAATTTTGATTTACGAAAATTATTCTTTTGACTGGCTCGTAACATGCGCGTTTATTTATTGGAGCGAAAACTAACTCTACTTCATATTCTTCCACCAACTCTTTGATACTTTTCATATAGCACAACCTTTAAATTATTTTCCGAATCTTCCTTTTAAGTAAGCACGAATAACTTCTCTGTCATGATCATCAAGTGGTTCACCGTCAAAACTCATGACGTTATCCAGTACATCATCTAAATCATCAAATTTTTTTTCATCAGTTGCTTTAGTATTATCAGTTCTTCCCAATAGATAATCTACAGATACATCAAAGTAGTCTGCTAAACGACTTAATTCATTAGAATTGGGTGTTTGTCTTTTCCAACTACCGATATATCCATTAGAGTAGCCAAAATTTATTTCCAATTGTCTAATAGAAATTCCTTTTTCTTTAGCTAAGTCTTTTATTATTTCGTAAGTATTCATTGATTTTTCAACCTTTCTGAATGCTCACAAAAAAAGTTTAGATAAATAATGTAAAAACGTTGGCTTATTTATATTATTAATCTATACTATGTTTTGTAAACAAGTTAATCAACTAAAAAGACAACAAAAAACAATATTGATAAATAAATGCTAACCGCCAAGAAAGCTACAAATCAATGTTTCAATGTCTTATTTAGTTATGCCTTTAGTATAGATTATTAATCTATTTGTGTCAACTAAATATAGAAATTAGTTGATTAATTTGTTTACTAATTTAGATAAAGGAGAAAAAAAGCATGGCAAATATTCAAGAAACACGCCAAAAAATTTTGAATCACTTTGAGAAAAATCAATGGGAGATTCCTGATGTAGCAAGTGCTTTAGGGATTACAGAACAATATCTACGTAAAATCCTTAATAATCCAGAAAAACATCTTAAGCAAATGACCGATATTATTGCTTATTACAAAATTAGATAGGGGGTCAGTAAGATGACGCAACTGATAGAATCAAAAATTTCAATTGAGATACCGTCTAATTTGATTCTGATTGAAAAGGCAAAGATTTTAGAATTAGAAAATCAAACCTTAATTGGTCAGACGTGGAATGCAAAAGATGTTACTAACCGCCTAGGTGGGAAAGATATACGTGACTGGAAACTCGTTTTCTATAAATATCGCGAAGAGGTAGATATAAGAAACGGCGGATTCGTAAAGTTCCCAACTAGTAAAGGGATGCCTTGGAAGTTTCATGCTAAGATGACCGCTCATTTTATAGATATTCATTGGAAAGAATTCATGGATACGAAAGATCGTTTTTAAAGAAAGGATGATCACATTGAGAAAAATCTATCATTTAAGACGTATAGCGGCATTGCTAATCGTTTTTGGCTTGGGGCTTTTAGTAGGTGGCAATATTGGTCCATTAATCCAAAACATATATATAGCAGCTTTTATCATTTGGTTGCTCTACTACGATTTAGCGTTGGAAGATCGAGAAGTAAAAAAACAAAAATAAAGACCCACTTCGACGGCCATCAAAGTAGGTCAGTTACAAATATCAAATTCAAGGAGAGTGTACCACATGAATAGAAAAATTGAAAGAATGATTATTGAACTTGAAAAAGAATGTAAGGCACAAAATGTTGAACTTCTTCTATGTGCCGCAAATTTTGAAACAGACCAAGGAAGTACTGCGTTTTGTGGCTCAGTTATCGGGTTAGCTATACTCTTGCAAAAATTATTAGGTGATCTAAAAGAGCAATTAAGCATAAGCGAATCTTGTGATTGCCCAGAATGCGTAGCAGAAAGAGCAGAAGATGCTGCAAATGAAAAATCTATGGATGAATTACTAACTGCATTTTTACGAGGTGAACTGCAATGATTGAAGTAAGAGGTTTAAGTGATGATGTTTACGAATTAATGTTAGCGAATGCTCAAAATAGAATTATTCAATCAATTCGAACTGCAGCAGCAAATGGTAATACAAGTTGTGTGGTGAATAGTAAAGGTCTTACATCAACGTTTTTATCTCAATTAGAAACAGAAGGATTTGATCACGTTGAACTTGAAGAAAACAAAACGAAAATATTTTGGGAGTGGTGAAAATGCCTGAATTTGATTCATTAGGGGCTAGACAAGAGCCGCCAGAAGAAAAAGAAGCATTAGAGCCAACATGGGAATATGACGAAGAAGAGGAGAATGACAATGAGTAAGGCTGAAATAGATATTTTATCAAAAAAGATCATGGACAAACTAAATAGGTTAAGTGAAGAAACTTTTAGTAAATCATTATCAATAAAAGAAGAATTTCTTTCCTCATTAGATTCGGACGAAATAGTATTACTTCATAAAAGATTAAATGAGTTAAGGAAAGAAATTCCTAACGAAGAGATGGACAGTCTTTTTTACACTAATTTGATAATGACTGACTTAGTATTGATTGCTTTTTCACCTAAAGAAATCAAATTATCCGATTAAGTTCTTCCAAACTATTATAAAAAGTTGTTAATTTCAATTGGTTTTCTATCGTCGGGTTTTCTATGAATAAGCTCAAAAATTCAATATAGGAATCTAATTTAGAAAAAAAGGCTGATAGATCATTGAATTTAAAGGTTTCCCAATTATTCAATAAAGTATTACCTAATGAACTGTATGTTTTAAGAATAGATAAATATGAATTATATTCGTCATTTTCAATAAAAGGGCCAATGATATTCAGGCCGCTACCATTTTCTATATCTTGAATATTTTTCATAGTCAGATTGCAAATGTCGGAAAGTTCTCTGTAAGTATCTTTTTTCGACTTAAACATTTTTATCACCTCACTTAAAAATATTATACCAGAAAGGAACATCAATATGAGTAACGATTTAACACAAATGACACAACGATCTTTAGATGAACAAGTCATCGGAAATTTAAATAGATTGCAAGAGCAGGGATTAGAAATGCCACCAGGCTATAGCCCACAGAATGCATTGAAAAGTGCTTTCTTTGAACTAACCAACAATTCAGGAGGTAACCTTCTTCAGTTGGCAGCTAACAACCCAGAAACTAAAACATCTATTTCTAACGCCTTGCTTGATATGGTCATCCAAGGATTATCACCTGCGAAGAAACAATGCTATTTCATTAAGTATGGAAATAAAGTCCAGCTTATGCGCTCCTATTTCGGAACCATGGTTGTATTAGATCGAGTAACAGGAGGGGCAGAGATCACGCCTGTTGTAGTGAGAGAAGGCGATGTATTTGAAATTGCTATGGACGGACCAGACTTAGTTGTTGCTAAACATGAAACATCCTTCGAAAACCTAGACAACGACATCAAGGCTGCTTATGTGGTTATAAAATTAGCAAATGGTAAAGAAGTAACAACGGTCATGACAAAGAAACAAATTGATAAGTCATGGAGTAAAGCAAAAACAAAAAATGTTCAAAACGATTTCCCAGAAGAAATGGCAAAAAGAACTGTCATCAATCGAGCTGCTAAATATTTAATTAACACTAGTAACGATAATGATTTATTTGTGCAAGCTGCTAAAGACACACTCGAAAATGAATTCGAACGAAAAGATGTGACACCAGAGCGAGAAGAGCAAGCAGCGGTACTCGAAGAAAAAATATTTACCAACAATAAAAAAGTTATTGAGCAAGAAAACGATATTGAACAAGCTAAACCAGTTGAAAAAGAAGAATTAACGAAAGTGGCGGACCAAATTTTAGAAGAACCAGTTCAGGAAACTTTAGATGTGATGGCTGGTTATGAAACCAATCAGAAAGAGAGTGAAGCTGATGTCTCAACGATTGAAGAAGACGATTATCCTTTCTGATGAAAGTTATTATTCACAAGAAGCGGACCTAGCTTATATGTCTGTCTCTCAATATAAAAAATTTCTTGAATGTGAAGCTGCAGCTCTTGCCAAGTTAAAAGGCGAATGGACACCAGAAAACGATCCTAAAGCATTGCTAGTTGGTAATTATGTTCATTCTTACTTTGAATCACCAGAAATTCATGAAGCATTTAAAAAAGAAAACAAAAGCAAGATGTTTTCTTCAAGAAAGCCGTTTGGGCTACTGAAAGATTTCCAAATTGCCGAGCAGATGATTGAAAGATTAAAACAAGAAGAAGCCTTTTTAAATATTTATCAAGGCGAAAAAGAAGTGATCGTCACAGGTGAAATCGGCGGTGCAATGTGGAAAGGAAAAATTGATTGTTTGAATTTAGAAGAAAAGTATTTTGTAGACATCAAAACAACCAAAGATATGCACGAGAAAAAATGGGACGAACGTTTAAACAGAAAAGCAAACTTCATTGAACGCTTCGGTTACGTGTTACAAATGGCTGTTTATTGCGAATTGCTTCGTCAACAATATGACAAAAATTTTCTTCCTCTCATTGCAGCCGTTTCGAAACAAACACCTAGTGAAGCAAAACTAATCACTCTTAGCGAAGAAAAAATGATATACGAATTAGAAGAATTAAAAGAAAACATCGAGCATGTTGTACGAGTGAAAAACGGTGAAGAAGAACCAGTTAGTTGTGGAATTTGTGAATATTGTAGAGGACACAACAAAATTACAAATTTTACCAGTATGGACGATTTATAGGAGGTGCATAACGAATGAATACTGGATATATAAAATTGTATCGAAAAGTGACTAATTCATTCGTTTGGACCAATTCCGATATGTTCAAGCTTTGGATACTTTGTTTAATGAAAGCAAGTCATGAAGACAGGAAGTTTTTGTTTAATGGTCAAGAAGTACGCTTGACAAGCGGACAATTCGTCACGGGAGCCCATGCGATAGCAAAAGAGTACAACGAAGGAGCGTCGAGTGACAAAGCGATTGCATGGCGAACGCTATGGAGATGGCTTAAGAAATTTGAAAATGAAGAATTATTGACAATCCAGTCAAACGCTAGATACAGCGTTATAACAATAAAAAATTGGTCTGATTATCAATCAGGTGACAAGCCGTTGACAAGCCAAAGACAATCGAGTGACAAGCCATTGACAACATACAAGAATGAAAAGAATGATAAGAATGAAAAGAATATTAATAACAACAATAAAGGGTCGTCCATTCGTTCAATTTGGGAAAACAACGGATTTGGATTGATGTCGTCTAAAACTATGACCGATTTTGATTATTGGATTTCTGATTTTGAAAAAATCGGAGCTAGTCAAAAAGATGCTGAACAATTAATTGTTAAAGCTATTGAAATTGCTATTGATGCAAACGCAAGAAACTATAACTATATCAATGCCATATTGAAAGATTGGGAACAAAGAGGGTTCAAATCTGTTGAGGAACGAGAAGCGGCAAGGAAGCAAAAGAAAACAACCAAAAAACAGAAATCAAACACAGGTCATTCTGATTACGATGATCTTGGATTTTAGGAAGTGAAAGAATGCAGTCAGCATCAGATGGATTTTCAAAAATGATTAAAACGTTGCTTTATATCACACCTGATCCATGTCCAGAGTGCGGAGGAAATCTTTATGCGTGGCGTGCCAAAAATAAAGATGGGTCCGATAGATGTCCGCCAACTTGCATGGAATGTGGCTATAAAGCACGCAAAAAAGCAGAAGACCTCGAAACAGAGAAAATGTTTAACGATAGTTTGAAAGCTAGAGCGATTAATTACTTGAAGTACAGCTCTCTTTATACCGACAAAAATTTAATTAATTGTCGTTTTAAAACTTACAAAACAGTAGACACAGAAACTAAGCTTGCTTTTGAAATTGCCAATCGAGCCACGACTGAAATTCTTTTGAATAAACCAATTCATATGATTCTTTCAGGAAAAAGCGGTGTTGGTAAAAGTCATTTAGCTATGTCAACGGCATGGGAAGTGTTGGAGAGATCAAACTATGATAAACGCTGCCTGTTCATTAGCTATGCGGAACTCTTAGAACAGCTAAAATTTGCGATGAAAGATGAACAAGCCAGAAAGACAATAACAGGAACCTTAATGGCAGAGATTAAAAGCGCTGATTTAGTTGTTTTGGACGACTTAGGGGCCGAGTTAGGTATTAAAGGTAATGACAGTACCAACTTCAATAACGACACCTTAAATCGCATTGTAGAGGCTCGGCAGAATAAAGCAACGGTATTTACAACCAATTTAACTGGTAAAGAAATGAGTCAAGCTTATGGGGAGAGAATTCTTTCTCGTATCATGAGTAATTCACAAGGTTTTGTGATGAAAATTGAAGGGACATCAGACAAACGAGTAGCAGGCATCTAAAATATTATTTTTAGCGAATATATTCAGTGTAGAGCAGTTTTACAATCAAGTGAATATAAATAGATATAAAGAAAGAAAAACGGCTTAAAACGCATTTTAAAGCCTTAAAAACAAATTGATAGAAAGGGGAATCATTCAATGCCATATGTAGTGAAAATTTCAGCCTATCTTGGCAAAGATGGTCGACCAGTAGCCAATTTAAAAGATGCTGTGCTATTTGAGCATAAAGAGACAGCAGCTATTACAACAATCGTATCTGGCGGAACTGTTTCAGAAGTAAAGGAAGCCATTATAATGCCAGAAAAACCGAATAGGTATACAGCAAAATCTACCAAAGTAGATTTTAAAAAGGAACCAATTGAAAAAGCAACAAAAGATAACCAAGCTTGGATGAAAGGGGCTAAATGAGAATGAAGTGTGTTAGATGTCAAGATCAGCGTGTGATTTGGGGAAAAGACAGATTTAATTATGCAACACCTATTCCATGCCCAGAATGCAATAAAGATGGAAAAGCAGTTCGAGCGGAAACTGCGACCAAAGAAAGGGAGTTAAAACAATGCAATCCCCAACAGCCCTGAATAAGCGAGGAAATAAAGTCACGATTGATGGTTATATATTTGACTCGGAAAAAGAAGCAAAGTTTTATCAGCGATTTGTCAAAAATTGTGGATTGCCTTTTGAGGTACACCCAAGATTTACAATGCACGAGAAGTGCGAAATACCAGGAGGAAACATTTCGAGCATTGCCTATTCGCCAGATTTTATCATCAAGGATCACGATGGCAATTGGCTACATGTAATCGATATAAAAAATAGTTTTGGTGCCTATGGCATTGATCAATCAAATAAGCTTAGATTTAGACTGTTTGCCATGAAATATGGTCATCCAGTCGAGGCGGTTGTTATTAGATCAAATGATTTTAAAGTCATTACACAAGGCGTAACTAAGCCGCTTAATGAGAAAAAACCATTCATCACAAATAATTTTAACTATCACTGGCGACAAGCCACAAACTACTAGGAGGTTTTACCATGACAAAACAAGTAAATTTCAGACCAGAAGTGAAAAAAGTGACATCTAAATCAAACGGAAATATCGAAGTGCTATTAGTGGTTAGCAACGCTTCATTAAAAGGAAAATATGAAAGTTTAAACGAATTTTTAGGCAAAACAGTGTCAACGACTATTGAGCCAGAAACAGTAGAATACAAGGTACCAGTTAACAAGCAGACGAATAAACCAAATGTCGAATACGTTGTAAATAACGACGGAACAGTTGAAATTCTAAAAGAAGAACAAACTTCTTTAGAAATGGGCGATGATGTGCAAGAAGTCGAAGAAGTTGCTGTGCAAGTATCGAAAGAAACCATTGATGAATTCATCAAGAAGGCAACAACAATCGAATGGCCAGAATCAGTAACAATCAACGTTCGTGGCGTGTTGCATCGAATCGATGAAGGGGAAGCGCTAGAAGAAATTGCGGCTGATCATGATGTTTCAGTTGAAAATCTAATCAACCAAGTTGAACTTGCACGCCAACATTTTGCACCGTTTGCAGATTCTTGGAGCAAAAACAAAGAGAACATCATTTTCCCTGAAAAGACAGTTGAAGATGATGAAGAAGAAATCGAAGAATAATCTCGTAGAAAGTGAGTGTTCATTTTTCTGGAGATTTATTATACGCCAACATCCGCTATAATTGCGGATGCATTGGCTAAAACATATGAAGTCGTTTCTTTAGACAAAGCTAGAAATATTGCCAAGAAATTTAAGGCTAGTTTAAAGCAGAAAACGGATCTTTATGTGATTGAGGGAATTTTAATTGATGCTGGTTATAAAAAAGAGCCAGTGAATTTGTGAGAAAGGAATGGAGGATTTGGTCTACCACAAAGAATTCTTTACTCCTTTGAAATTATGAAACTAACAACAGAAAAAATAAATGGATTGTCTCGGATGGAAACACATAAATAATACAGGAATACAAAATTCTAGCCAATAGAAATAACCAAGCGACCATTAATTGGAAGACAATTAAGTTTTAAGAGACTTAAACCAGTTCCTGATAATATCTATAATTAATCCCAGAGAAAAATATGAAATAAAATGAATTAAAGATGAACTAAACATTCTTACAGAATAAGATTGATTCATATAAAATTCATCTAACTTAGGGGATTTGATAAGCAGATTCGTGCCTATAAAATCTGTAATAGCAAATAGGAATCCCTTATTGTCATAACCACTAACCCAAGTAGTTATAACGATAAGACTGAACAAGCTTAATAGAATAGTGAATAAATACTTTTTCATTTCACAGGCTCCTTACAAATTCCGTTAATTATTCTAGAGAGATACATTTATAGTATATGGAAATGGAATTTAAGACAACAAAAAAGCCGGATTCCTCCGGCTGTTGGTAATATTCTCGACACGAATATTATACCATAAACGGGGGAATCAAAGGATGGTACTTTTTGACGTAAAGAAATATGAAACACCAGATGCAAAGGACGTAGATATGGAACAAACAAAACATAATGTCAGTGTGTTCCTATCTGCCTATCTTGCTGTTAGATGTCGTGTTGGCCAGCCGAGGGAACCAAAAGTAACAGCTTCATTCTATTTGGTTCCGCCATCAACGGCCAATAACACTTTTGAAGCCGAGCAAATGTTAATCCAGAAAGAAGAAGCCCAAGAAGAGTTTGATTACCTTCATAAGCTTTTTGTTAGAGGTTATTCTGCGATTCAGCATCCGCACAAGCCGGATGTAACCGAGCGAAGAAAAAGAATTTTCTATGATCGATACATCAACGGTAATCCAATCTATCTAGCAGCACAACGAAACTGTATCAGCGAAGAATCAGTGAAACAAGAATCTAATATGATTATTGTTCAATTTGCTTCAGCGCTGGAACTGGTTGCTTTTAAGTAGCCATTTATTACACTTTTTATACCTCTTTTATACACTTTATCTACACTTCATATACCTTTGAAACGAGTTATTATGATAGTGTCAAAAAAATAAGAAATGCGACACACTTACACAAATACATTAACGGAACGATTGCCTACTTATTTTTTTGATTTGAGATTACAAGGAAGTAAAAAAATCTACTTTCTTCGTTTAGTCACTTGTGATCTCATTTAGATTCTCTCGCAAACCGCAAATTAAAACTAAAGAAGTGAGGTGAATTTCCTCTCTCTTTTTTCTACAGGTTTGCGAGAGATACTATTATAAAAATTAAACCTTTGATATACTTAATAAAAAATTATCAGAGGTGTTTTAGATGGATTGGTGGAAGCTTTGGGTTCCTTTTCTTGGAACTATATTGGGAATAATTGTAAATGTATGTATTAATAGAAGTCAAACGAAGAAAAATCATGAACTACAAAAAGAGATAACTCAAAAACAAATTGACGCTGATGTGATTTTAAAATCTAGAATACATTGGATTGATAATACCAAGGATATAGCTTCAGAATTTTTGATTGATTCACTGAAATTAGTAACTTTAAACGCAAATCTTGTTGAACATTGTTATAATATAACTATATGGAGAGAACTGCAGCATAAGAACTTTTTGAAATTAAAAGAGAAAGACCTTGGTACAGATGAAAAAGAAAAAGCTACTAAGTTTAAGAAAACAGTAGAAAAGAAAATTCTTGATTATAAGGAAATTGTTAGCCAAAGCAACATCCAAGTGAATGAATTAATATACCGTACTTCAAAAAACAATACATTACTTTTGTTGAATTTTAGTAATAATATTGAAAATAATGAAATTATTGATTTGGTTAAATTTATAAATAGTAATTTAAGAATAATAACTAATGAGACGAAAGAATTAGAAGTTTTAGTTGGAGATGAAAATGTAAATTGGAATATGAAAATTGAAGAATCAACAGCCAGAAAAAAAATTATAAATAAAAAAGTAGATGAATTGACCCTGAAGTTAAGAGATTATTATAAAAAAGAGTGGGAGAAAGTTAAGGAAGGAATGTAAGCAATAATTATAGATCACTCGCTGAGTGATCTTTTTTTATAAAAAATGAAAGGTGCTGATTAAATGAAATATTTGAAAGAATATAGTGTATTAATATTAGGGGGAATAGGAACAATTTTATTAGGGATAATCGGCAGGTTTATCCCCTACGGTAATGAGTCGTGGAATTTTCTATTTGAAAACTTAATCTGGTTCCCAATAGAACTAACTGTTACTCTCTTATTTGTTGAGCGAATTATCGATGAGAAAAATAAAAAAATTGAAAATACTAGAGAATTTAATCAGTATTATTCTATAGCTGAACCAGACTTAACTGAATTAATCTATGTTATGAAAGTACAAGTTATATCTATTTATACAGGTATTTTCGCTACAGATTTGGAACAAGTTAAAAAATATATGGAAGAGTTAGATGTAAATATAGATATGTATATTAATATTGAAAAGGTACGTGAAGGAAGAAAAATATATATAGTAAATCCTCAAGATTTGTTTAATCCAGAAGAAAGATATTTATCTTTTTATAATTCATTAGAACAATATTCGGGCAAAATCATTCCTTTAATTGAAAAGCATCTATCTTTGTATGTCAAACTAATTCCTGTAGATATATTTCAATTACTAACGAGACATACTCAGAGGTTAGAAGAAAATATTTTTAGCTCTTTAAATGACAACTCAGTACAAGCTAGAAACATTTTGTTGAATAGAGAAAGACAAGGGGAGGTAAGCTTAATAGAGTATCAAGAATTGGCTGAAGTTTTGAAAGCTTTTTACCAAGATACTATTAATGATATAAGCAAAGTTGAGAAGATTATAGAGGAAAGAAATAGATAACTGTTTATAAAGGAAAGATGTATATGCATAAAAATGAACAAATCAAAAACCAACAGTTGCAGTTACTAGAAATCATGAAGAAGGTTCGTGAAGAGAAAGATATAGATGCGCTTGCAGAATTGTTTATTGAAATCATTTCAGTATATGGGATGAAGATGGACGAGACATCAGCGTTGCTTTATTATGTCCAGAAAGAAACGCTTGAAGAAGATCACAATGCACAGTTCTTAAATGAACGATTGAAACTCGATGTTAAGTCGCTAGGTGTTGAAGGTGTGCTGCAAGTACAACGTGCGTTGGTTAACACTTACCTTTCTAATATTGCCAACAATGATTGATGTATCATCCAAGCAAGCACGAGCAAAGTTCTATGGCTCATCAGAGTGGAGAAGATTAAGACAGCAGTGTTTAGAGCGGGACCATTACGAATGCCAGTGGTGCAAACAAGAAGGTAAGTTAACAACTCAATATGATTCTATTCTTGAAGTGGATCACATTAAAGAGGTGGAGTATTATCCGCAGTATGCCTTGGATATAGACAACCTAAGAACATTGTGCAAGGACTGTCATAATAAACGGCACGGTAGATTTAACTATAGAGAATCGAAAAGAAAAAGAAAGTGGGCTGATGAATGGTGGTAAACATGGAAGAAGTAAGAGCATCTGCGTTTTGCATGATTAACAACCATCAACACAACAAAATAAACGAAAGGCTAGGTGTGAAATACATAGCACGAGCTGAAGTGTTTTTCCCACCTTGTAAATGGAAAGAACAGAGAAACGAAGTTGTGGAAAATGATTTGCAAAAATCAACCAAAAGTGGGGGATAACATACCCCCGTCGAAATATTTCGACCTAAAGTGGGGACTGCGGGAACCGGTGGATGGGGTCAACTGTCTAAAAATATACGTTAAATTTTTTTATAGGGGGGTGATTGCTATTGAAAATGGCAGATTTGAAAAAACAGTTGATGAGTCAAATTGACGAAAACGATCAACTAGAAGTTGAAAAAGTCGAGAGATATCTTGATTTAGTAAAGCTTTATAAAAAAATGAATTCGTCTATTTCTAAGTATGGAACGATTGTAGAGTTTGAAAACGGAGCGCAGAAATACTTAAAAATCAATCCAGCAATCGCCGAAAAAGTTAAAATTTCACGTGCATTGATTGCTTTAGGAAAAGACCTTAACTTAGATGAATCAACAAAAATAGTGACTAGCGTTGATGATGATAATTATAGCGAGAGTGACTTAGTATGATTAAGCAAAAACATGTCGATTACTATATACAACAATATAAAAAAGGTGAAATAAAACTTAATAAAGAAAGAATTCAACTAATAGAGTATCTAGAAAGAGATATACTTTCAAGAGATGATATATATTTTAATGACAAAATGATAGACGATTGTATCAATTATGGTGAGAAATGGTTTTTTGAATTACAGCCATTTCAAAAATTTTTGATTGCTTTCGTCTTTTTGTATTTTAAAAAGAATAACAGAAATTTTTATCGTAAATTTCTATAGATGTTTGGCCGTGGTGGTGGTAAAAACGGGCTTCTTTCTGTCGTTCTTAATTTTTTACAAACTGAATTACATGGAATTCTAGATTACAATATTTCGATTGTTGCGAATTCAGAAGATCAAGCAAAAACTTCTTTCGAAGAAATTTACAATACAATCAAGACAATCAAGCGAAATAAAACACTTCAAAAAGCTTTCGAGTATGGGAAAACAGTTATAACCTCTAAAAAAACTGGTAGCTATATAAGATTTAGAACGTCGAATGGCGATACTAAAGATGGTTTAAGAGATGGAGCGGTGGCTTTCGACGAAATTCACCAATACCCTTCGAACAAAGATGTAAAAGTGCATATTTCTGGATTAGGAAAAAAGCCGAATCCTAGAGAATTTTATGTAGGAACAGATGGATATGTTCGAGAGGGATTTTTAGATTCTCTTAAAGAAAAAGCCAAAAGAGTGTTAAACGGTTCTAGTCGACCTAATGCTATTTTCCCTTTTATTTGCAAATTAGATTCAGAAGACCAAGTGACAGAATCAGAAAACTGGGAATTAGCAAATCCGATGTTTCATCAACCTTTATCAGAGTATGCCGAGAGCCTTTTAGAAACTATTTTTGAAGAATACGAAGACTTAGAGGACGATCCGTCAAATAGAGAAGAATTTATGACTAAGCGGATGAATTTACCAGTTACAGATTTAGAAAGATCAGTGGCTAGTTACGAAGAAATAATGGACACCAATCGTCCTTTACCAAGTTTAGAAGGTAGACAAGCAATTGGATGTTTGGACTTTGCCAGCTTGCGAGATTTTGCTGCATGTGGTCTTTTATTTAAAGATAGGGATGACTATGTTTTTAAAACCCATTCATTTGTTAGAAAGCAATTTGCAGACATATATTATGGATATTCCAGGAAAGCATCAGAACAAACAAAAGAACGATTCGCACCGATAAAAGAATGGGAAAACAGAGGATTATTATCTGTAGTTGATGGAGCTACAATTGAACCACAAACAGTTGTCGATTGGTTTGTTGAACAACGATATAAATACGGGGTTACAAAAATTGTTGCCGATAATTTCAGAATGGATGTATTGAGACCGTTATTAATAGCTGCGGGATTTGAAGTGGTTGTGATAAAAAATCCTAGAGCAGTCGATAGTTTACTTGCACCGAGAATAGAAACGGCGTTTGCTAATAGACACATCGTTTTTGGAGAAAATCCGTTAATGCGGTGGTACACGAATAATGTATTAGTAAAGACAAACAATGATGGAAATAAGACGTACTTAAAAAAGGAAGAAGTTAGAAGGAAAACAGATGGATTTAAAGCATTTGTGTGCGGAATGTATTTGGCAGATGAACTAACAGATTATAATTTTGAAGATGCATTTACTATACTAAATGATATTAAATTTTAATTAATGACGACTCAATATTGTTATTGTATAATTGATTTAAAATGGAGGTTTTTAATTTGAATCGATTTGGAAAAGAGATTAAGTCTTTTTTTAATAATCCACTGGGGATTATTGGTATGTTCTTAGTATTGACCGAAGGAATAGCAGCTATTGTTATTACTCAATCACAGTTAGAATTTGCATTGAACTTAATACTTGTTATTTTCATAGTTTTATTTCCTATAGTCACGCTATCTTGCTTTGTTTATCTAGTGATAAAACATCATAAAAAATTATATGGACCATCTGATTATAAAGATGAAGCTAACTTTTTACTTACTTTCAATAATGAAACACAGGAGACAGAAGTTATAAAGGTTACATCTGTATCAGAAAATAAATCTTTGCATATTGATAGTAATATGCAACAATTTGAAAAGAAAGACTTTCAGGTACTAGTGAATCAAAGATTAGATAATTATATAAAACTAATTAATAAGTTAGAACTTAAGTCTATACCTGCAAAAATTTATAGTAGTAGTCTTAACTATGGAACGAATGAAGATGATGCTGCAGAATCAATATGGCTAGGTAAAGATGTCCCTCTAGATTTTGCAAAAAAGGTTTTGGATATTTGTTTCAATACAAGTGAAAAATTAAAATATATCAGATTAAGCGAACCTAATATAGGAAGTGCTCAACTACAAATATTTATTGGTGGAAGCAAAAACACATCTTTGAAAAGAGGAACAAAAGAACTAACCGATGATTTAAAAGAAAAATTGGTAGCTTCAAATACAATAGAAGAATTGCATGATTTGATTATGAATAACTATATATAAAAAAAGCCTAGAAATAGGTTTTTTTTATTGTGAAAGGGGGTGAATGAGTGAGTTTATTTGATGTCTTCAAACTATCAGTAAAAAACGAAGAACCGTCTGACTGGCTTCCAGATTTTGTTGCAGGGGATGAATTAGCTACACGGTCATATTTAAAAATAATGGCTAAAAATACCGTTATAGATTTTGTTTCAAGGACTATGTCCACATTAGAAATAAAATTTAAAAGGACAGGAATGGAAGAATGGGACTATATATTAAATGTTCGGCCTAACTCGGATATGTCGGCTACCACATTTTGGCAAGCATTCTTCTTTCGCTTGTTAGATGAAAATGAAGTGTTGGTTATTTTAAAAGATGACCAACTTTTAATAGCTGATGACTTTACAAGAGAACAAAAAACAATCACAGATGATTGCTTTACCAACGTTTACGTTAAAGACCAAGTGTTTACAGAAAAATTTTACATGTCAGATGTCATTTATTTAAAGTACAACAGTAAAGAGCTTGATTCATTTACTAAGGGTTTATTTAATGACTATTCGGAATTGTTCGGACGAATACTAGAAATCTCCATGCGAAATAATCAGATTCGTGGTTCTGTTTCAATTGAAGCCACTGGATCAATGAATGAAGAAAAAGGAAAAGATGGCAAAACACGTTCGGAAAGATTACAAGAGTATGTAAATAAAATTTATCACGCTTTTAGCACTAAAGCAGTTGCTATAGTACCAAAAGTTAAAGGATTTGATTATGAAGAATATACGAACAAACAAGGTTCTTCTAATCAGTCTCTTGAGGAATTAAATAAAATGAAATCATCGTTAATTGACGATGTAGCCAACGCCATAGGGGTACCTACGGCGCTTATTTATGGTGAAAAATCAGAACTTGATTCCAATATCAAAGCTTTTAGAAAACTATGTATTATTCCTTTAATGAAAAAGCTGCAAGATGAATTAACTGCAAAAGTTCTTACACGCCAAGAGTATAAAAATGGCGAACGAATTAAAGTAACTAAAGTTTTACCTGTAAGTATTCTAGAAAATGCAACTCAAATTGACAAAATCGTCTCTAGTGGAACATTCCTAAGAGATGAAGTGAGGGAAGAAACGGATTATGATTCGTTGCCAGATGGAGAAGGTAAGAAGCTAATTATGACTAAAAATTATGCACTCGTGAAAGGGGGTGAGGAAGAGAATGACAAAGACTAGGAACGTGCCGTTTCAGTTTTCTAACGAGTTAGTTGAAGGTAAAAGAGTTTTGACTCTTTCGGGAAATATCAGAAAAAAATATTGGTCCGATGATGATGTTATTGATGCGAAGAGCATCAGGGAAACTTTAGATGGAGTGACAGAAGATATTACCATTAAATTAAATAGCCCAGGCGGAGATGTGTTTGAAGGTGTTGAAATTTACAATTATTTAAAAGATCACCCCTCAAAAGTAACGGTAGAAGTTACTGGTGTAGCAGCTTCAGCAGCAACATTCATTTTGTCGGCAGCTGATGAAGCGATTATGAATGTAGGGACTTCAGTTATGATTCATGAAGCTTCGACTTTTACATGGGGAAATAAACAAGATATTCAAAAGACTTTGAATGCTTTGGAAACTATCGATGATTCCATTCTTTCAATTTATTCACAAAAAACAGGTCAAACAATAGATCAATTAGAAACATGGATGAAGGAAGAAAAATGGTTCACAGCTGAAGAAGCTGTAGAATATGGTTTTGCAACAGAAGTTAAGAAAAACACCGAAAAAAATTCAACTGATTCAAAGGAAAATATAGCTGAAATGGTGAAAAATGCTGTTGCGGAAGCTATGTGTTTAAACCAACAAGCTGTGACGAATGAAGCAAAACAAGAATCAAAACCAAAACAAAAATCTTTAATAAATAGATTAACTAAAGGAGCATGATTATGACATTAACATTAAAAAACAAAACAGATGAAGCGAAGAAACAATTTAATGCAGTATCAACAAATGAAGAGGCGACATCAGAACAGGTAAATGCTGCTTTAGAAGCATATGTTACTGCTGTTGCAGAAGATGCAGGAAAGCAAGTACGAGCTGAATATGAAGAGCTGAAAAATGTAACAGATAACCGTGTGCTTGAAGCTCGTGGCATTCACACTTTAACTAATGAAGAAACAAAATTTTATAACGAAGTTGAAAAAGCGGGTGGATTTGATGAAGATTTAGTCTGGCCAGAAACAATTTTAGAACGTGTTTTTGAAGGTTTACAAGAAGAACGTCCATTGTTAAAAATTATTAATTTTACCCCTTCAGTAGGTAAAACTAAAATTACACGTTCTCGTCGTAAAGGTGTAGCGGTATGGGGCCACTTCATAAAGATATTGAAGGGAAATTAGATACACAATTTGGTGCAACAGAATTTAATCAATTGGCTTTAACAGCGTTTTTCTTAATTTCAAATGACACTTTAGAATTAGGTCCACGCTGGGTTGACCGATACGTTCGTTTATGTTTATCTGAAGCAATCGCAGAAGCATGGGAAAAAGCAATTATCAATGGGTCTGGTCATAATCAGCCTATTGGACTAACAAAAGATATGGATGCGGCAATTGATCCGACAAATGGATATGCTGATAAAGAATCAGCAGGGATCTTAACTTTTAAAGATTCACAGACAATGGTTAAAGAATTCGCAATGTTATTGAAGAAAGCTTCTAAGTATACGGATAAAGTCGGCGATGGCGACGAGGGAGAGGAAAAAACAAGAAAAGTTAAAGGGAATGTATACTTAATTGTTAATCCATTGAACTATTACGATATTGTTGCTCGTGTCACTACGCAAAATGCAAATGGCGTATTCGTTTCAAACTTACCATTTATTTCTGAAGACCATATCATTGAATCTTTAGAAGTAAAAGAGAATAAATTGATTGCTTTTGTTGGTGGAGAATATGATGCTACGCAATCACGTGCAGAAAAAGTCTATGTTTATAAAGAAACATTTGCAATGAAACGTGCAACATTATATGCTGCCGACTTATTGGGCAATGGTGAGCCAGCTGATAACGATGCAGCGCAAATTTATGATATTAAAATTGACGATGGAGAACCAGCAACAAAGTAAACACCCCTGTTGTTAATAAGATAAACCCAACAACAGATGGGGCAACTATCGATTTGAAATAGCACGGGGGGATTAGATGGAATCATATTTAAAGGAGTTCAAAGAAAGAAATCAAATCTTTCATTCGTCAGACGATGACTCTATAAAAGAACAATTAAATGATTCCTTTGAAGATATTCGAACGCTTATAGGAGATTTTGATCCAAAAGTATATCGAAAAGGAAAAGAACTTGTTTTTGAAAGAACTCGTTATGTAAGAAACGAAGCCTTAGAATATTTTTATCCCAACTTTCAGCAAAGCATTATGGATGCTTCCATCGATATTTCAGGAGGTGAAGGATTTGGCAATACACCCTAATTATAAACGTCCCAAAATAGGAGCTGGCGAATTAAAAACGCCAGTTTCTTTTTTTCAGTTTATTCCGAGAGAAGGACCTGAACCTGGCGAAATAGTAAAGAAAGAACTTCATTCATGTAAAGCGCAAATCTACAATCCGTCAATGAAAGATATGGAAATATTGAACGCAAAAGGAACTAAAGAGGGGCTGACAATTAAAATCCGTGATCCACACCAAGACTATATTCCTAGCAACAAACATAAAGTTGTTATTGACGACTATAGAGCTTTACCAATGGGCAAAGAATGGGAGATCGTAGATGTTTCACCAGATTTTGAAGATAACCGTTTTATCAAGATTGTTCTAGGGACAACGTCATGAGCGAAGTTACAGGGTTAGAAGAAATTCTCAAAAATATGGAAGATAAACTAGGACAAGCACGAGTAAATAGAATTTCCAACAAAGCTTTAAAAAAACAAGGTGAAAGAAACAAGCAGATTGTTAAAAAATATATGGCTAGTTATATCGATTCAGGAAAAACACACGACTTAGTTATAAGTAGCGGTGTGAAAAGTAATCCAAAACGAGTTGAGACTGGCTGGGCTTCAAAGGAACGTGCGCCTATCGTCCATTTAAATGAGTTCGGCTATACACGCTATGGTACTTATGTGCGACCTCGTGGAATGGGAAAACTACAGGCTGCAGCTGATGAAATTCAAGCGAAAGCATTTGGAGAGATGAAGTCGGATATGGAGGAATTAGCTAAATGAAAGATATGATGATGGAAGTTTACAATGCCTTGATTGAAAATGAAACAATTAATGAGCTTGTGACACCTCAAAGAATTAAATTTTATGAAGTACCAGAAACTTTGGATACTACCAAGCCTTTCATTATCATTGATAACTTTCTTGGTCCACAAAACAACGCCTATTTTGCCAACAACAAAGCTTTGTCAATTCGCTTCAATTATCAAATAAATGTTGAAAGCATGGACAGAATGGTAACCAAGCAAATTTCTAAAGCAGTTGAAGAAACGATGAAACAAATTGGATTTGGTCGCCTAGATGGTGGCTTAGATCAGTACTTTAACGAAACAAAACGTTTTGTAGATGCAAGACGTTACAGAAAAAATACACAAATTCACGACACCGACTATTAAGTTGGTGTCTTTTTTTAGGAGGAAAAAATTTATGCAAACATACGGATTTAGCAGAATCACTATTCAACAATTGGACAATGAATTAAAGCCAGTCGCTGGTAAGAAACATGTCATTGATGGCAAGCCAAAAGAAGGAGCCGCAGCAAGCTTTGAAATTACAGGACTAACCAAAGAACCGTCAAAAGTTTTCGGATCAAATATTGCATACTACGTGGCACGTAAAGGGCACGGAGATATTGCAGCAAACTTAGGTATCTTAGATGTACCATCAGCCATTGAACATGAAATGTTAGGGCATAAAAAAGCTAGCGAGGAAAGCAAAGTTTATCATATTGGCGAGGATACAGAGCCACCTTACTACGCAGTATTAATCGAATCAGAAGATTTGTATGGCGAAAAACTTGGCTTCGGTATGTATGCAGGCACATTCTCATTAGATGGTGTCAAAGGAGAAACCTTAAATGATGATGACTTTACACCAGAGCCAGGTGAATATGTTTATTCTGCGGTTTCTCGCCAAATTAACGGTAAAAAAGTTACTGTCGGTTTTGCAGATGATGCAGAAGCATTAGCAGAATTAGAAAAAGAATTATTTGGTGAAGAAACACCAGCGCCGGAAAAGTAGCAAGCCCCACAGTGGGAGTTGTTACTCCCACCACAGATGGGGCCAATATTGAATTAAGTTAGGAGGACAAGAAATGTCGTTTATTCCACCAGAAAAATTTAGACTTTATAAAAAAGGTGAAACTAATCCTGTTGCAGAAGGTGTTTCACCTTTAGCTATTACAGGAATTGCCGCAAATACGGATGTTTTAGCAGGTGACTTTGCTGTCACAGGTGTTGCTACTGTTAACGGTGAAGAAAAAGAATCTGATCATGTCGATGTACCAGCGTTTAAAACATTACCTATTGCAGTAACAGGAATTACCTTGGATAAGACTGAATTAGCTTTAAAAGTTGGTGAAACAGCAATTTTAACACCTACAATCACGCCAGAAAACGTAACAAACAAAGCGTATAGATTCAGTTCTGAAGATGCTGCGATTGGAACGGTAACGCCAGTGCAAGGAAAAGTAACAGCTGTTTCGGAAGGTGTTACAAAACTTGTTGGCACAACTGAAGACGGTAATTTTACAGCAGAATGTACTTTGACTGTATCAGCAGCAGAATAAAAATTTATTGATTAAGGACGGCTTTAGTTAGTCGTCCTTTTTTTGGAGGTTAAAAAATGGAACGTAAAATTGAACTAACTTTACGCATTGATGGCGAAGAAAAAACTTTTACACAGGACTTTGTGCCGTTTTCTAAGCGTACAGACTATATAAAAAAAGAAAATTCACTTAGAGAAGAAAAAACAAGCGAAGGATTAGAACCAACAGCTGACGAGTATTTAGAAATGCAAATTCAATTCGTCGCCGATTTATTCGATGAAAAGGAACTTACTAAAGAAGCAATTCTTAACGGTATGGATTCTTTAGACATTGATAAAATATGGGAAATTATCAGCTATCGAGTTCTTGGTCTATCTAAGACAGATGTGGAAGAGTCAAAAAAGGAAAAGGCGGAGGAAATCTAAGTTGGTCTGAATTTTATGACCTGCAGGTTGGTTTTGTCCGTGATTCAGTTACAGAACTTGGGTGGACGATTCGGGATTTCATGAATACTGATTGCTTGGATATTGATGAAATCTTATTGAAAGCACCAAAGAAAAAGAAAACTAAAAAGAAAAAACAAGAGGTGCGACCACTAAGTGAATTAGTCAAGCGTAGTGGCGCATAAAGGGAAGGAGGTAACTAAATGAGTGGTGGAACGCCGTTAGGAAATATGGTCATTAAGTTGGGCTTGGATAGTTCTGATTTCGGTCGTGGTGCAGCAAATGCTAAAAAAGAAGTTCGTTATTTAGCCAAAGAAATGCAAGCTAATGCAAAAATCGCTGATATGGCGGGCAATCAAATGGGCAAGCTTGGGACACGGTTTGATGGATTAACTAAAATCATTGGAGCCCAAGAGAAACAAGTTGCTGCATTGAAAAAAGCTTATGACGAGTCATTTGTAGATGGAAAAGCGACAGAATCCACCAAAAGGCTAGCAACTCAATTGCAAGATGCCAATGGAAAACTAGCAAATTATCGATCTCAATTAATTCAAACAGCTGGTCAAATGGCAGAAATGCAAGTCAAAACCACTGGTGCCACTGGCGCCATTTATAATGCCAGCGAAAAAATGATTTCTAGTGGGCAAAAAATGGAAAAAGTGGGCGGAGCTTTAACAAAAGGTATAACTTTGCCAATTCTTGCTGGGGCTGCAGCAGTAACAACGGCCGCTGTGAAATGGGAATCTGATTTTGCAGGTGTGAAAAAGACCAATGATGAAGTTGTGGATTCGACAGGTAAGGTTGTTTACTCATACAAAGATTTAGAAAATGGTCTTCGTGGACTAGCCAAAGAATTACCTTCAAGTCACACGGAAATTGCAAACGTTGCAGAAGCAGCAGGGCAGTTAGGGATTAAAACTAAAAATGTAGTTGGCTTCACCAAGACAATGATTGACTTAGGCGAGTCAACGAACATGAGCGCAGAAGAAGCAGCAACTGCTTTAGCTCGATTGGCCAACATTACAGGAATGCCACAAACGGAATTTGACAAGTTAGGTTCTGTGATTGTTGATTTAGGGAATAACTTTGCGACAACCGAGTCAGAAATAACCGCAATGGGATTACGTCTTGCTGGTGCTGGTCACCAAGTGGGAATGAGTGAAGCTCAAATCATGGGATTTGCGGCTGCATTGAGTTCGGTTGGTATTGAAGCAGAAGCAGGCGGTTCTGCATTTTCTAAAGTGATGGTTGAAATGCAATTGGCTGTAGAAAATGGAGCCAATGCATTTGCAGGGTTAGAGAGTTTAAGCCAACAAACTGGTGTATCTATGGAACAGGTTTCTAGCGCTGTTAGAAATGGCGGTAAAGAGTTAAAAAACACTGCTGGTGCAATGGGGTTAACTAGCAAAGAATTAAAAACAATGCATAAAGAAGCCACCGATGCATCAGGAAAATTAAATGATTTTGCAGAAGTAGCTGGAATGTCTGCTGAACAATTTTCTAAAGCTTTCAAAGAGGATGCTTCAGGTGCTATTATCAAATTTATTGAAGGGCTAGGAAAAACGAAAGAACACGGACAATCTGCAATTGCTGTTTTAGATGATATGGGGATTACCGAAGTTCGTCTTCGTGACAGTTTGCTACGTGCAGCTGGTGCCAGTGATGTATTTAAAAGTGCTGTGGATCGTGGAACTAAAGCATGGGGAGAAAACACCGCTTTAACAGAGGAAGCTAACAAGCGATATGAAACTACTGAATCTCAATTAAAGATGCTTAAAAATGAAGCAGTGGACGTAGGTATCACGTTTGGTGGTCCTTTAGTAAAAGCATTGAGAGATGCGTTGCAAGCGACTAAACCAATGATCAAAACCGTAACGAATTTAGCGGAATCTTTCTCAAATGCTGATCCTAAAACACAGCAAACAATTGTTAAAATGATTGCATTAACTGCTGCAATGGGGCCTGCTATTAAGTTAACAGGTACTTTAACGAAGGGTGTAGGATTTTTAGGCAAGGGCTTTGTTGAGACAATGGCTGCTATGTCTAAAAAAAGAGCGATTGATGATGTTACAAAAGCTTTTGCAGAAGGTAGTTCTGTTTCTGTTGGATTCGGAAAAGGCATTGCTTCATCTGGTTCGGCGTTAGGTGGATTAACAGCTAAAATCGGAGGAACCACAACACAAATTGGTTCATTGACTAAAGGGTTTAGTTTATTGAATCCTTGGGTGTTAGGTGCAACTGCAGCGATTGGGGCAGGTGTAGCAGTGTGGAAACTCTGGGGAGAAGAGGCATGGAATAGTTCCCAACGAACACAACGATGGGGAACTGATGTAGGAAAAGCCACTGACGATGCTTTAACTAAGTTTCAAGGTTATAGCAGAGGTGCTAGTGGAGAATTTTCTTTATTAGAACAAGGGATTTCAAATGATACAGAATCAATTGTAAATAACTTTTCTAAAATGGGGCAGTCAATTGAAACAACAATGACTAAAAAGATTGAGACACTGAAAGGGATAGTTAAAACTTTACCTGATGATGTCAAAGAAGCTGCTAACGAACTTACAGAGAATGAAGTTTCGAACCAAGAAAAATATCTGGCGATTGTAAAAGAAAATAATGCTAAAATTACTCAAATCAAACAGACTGCTTCAAATAACAATCGCCAGATTAGTTATGAAGAAACCGTTCGTATAAAAGCATATGCGAAAGAAAGTGCTGAAGCTTATGTAAATTCTTTAGGAAAAAGCGAAAAAGAATCTAAACAAATTCTGGATGCAATGACTGGTAATGTTAGCGATGCTTCAAAAGCGCAAGCTAGAGACTGGTTACAGTCATTAGGAAAACAAAGGCAACAGTCTTCTCTCGAATATCAAAAGATGCAAGAGGATATGAAAGCCAAATTGGTAGATTCAGGCTATGATTTAAATAGTAAATATGCTAAGGAAATGCTTAAATTGCTTAAAGAAAGCAGTGATTCAGCGAATCAAATTACCGATGATCAAATGGCGAATATTTTAGGAAAATATCCAGAGCTGACAAATGAAGTGTTACTTTCTAATGGTCAATTAATTAATACCATGGGAAATGCTGCTGAAGCAGCGGTAGCTCAAAATAAAGTTATAGCTTCTTCATTTACAGATATGACAAATACTTCTGCCAAAGCAGCAGAAGACAACGCAAAAAAAGTTGAACTTATGTCAGAAAAAGGCGGCGAGTATGCTGATTTTTGGAATGATTTAGTTTTAGAAGACAAAGACGGACATGTGAAATCTAATGCCCAAGAAGCAATCACAGAAGCTGCAAAATCTGAACAAGGATGGAATAAACTACTATTCGCATCAAAAAATGCAGATTTAAAGAGCAATGCTAAGTTGATGATTGCAGAAGCTGCCATCGCTAATGGACGCTGGGAGAAAATGACGTTTACCGAACAACAAGCTTTGTTAGATAGTAACGTTACAAAAACAATGACACAAGCATTGCAAGCAAAAGGCAGCTGGGGTAAATTGAATTTCGAAGAGAAAAAAGCTGTTCTTTATTCAAATACGCCAGAGGTAATGGCTGAAACAATGCTTAATTTGGGATTGTGGAAAGACTATCAGCCGCAGGTTAAAGAATTAAAGGCTAAAAACCAATCTTTTCTTGATGTGTTGAGCCAATCCCAAGATAAAATCGTTCATTGGTCACAAGTCCCAGTAGATATAAAAGAAATTCTTGGTGATAATTACGATTTACTTTCAAAAATATATGGATCAGAGCAATCGTATAATCGTTGGAAAAATTTACCAGATGATGAGAAAAAACTTCTAGCTAATAATTCTGATGTGCTACAAAAGATTATGACTTCCGATACTAGTTTAAAACAATGGAATGCCTTGCCAGCTGATCAGAAAAAAATGCTTGGAGATAATACCGACTTATTAACAAAAGTTATGGCATCGGAAGAAAGCTTTAATGCGTGGAAGTTATTACCTGATCCAGTAAAAAAAATGCTTGGTAATAATGAAGATTTAAAAGCAAAAATAGCTGATGGAACATTAAGCGTGCAAACTTATGACCAAATAAAGCCACAATTAAAAAAATTACTCGGAGATGCTTCCAATGTATCAAATCAATCACAGGTAGGTATTCAAAACTTAAATGCATTTAACGCGAACAATCCAGCACAGAAAATACTACGTGGAGATTCTTCAAATGCGCAAGCTGCAGCTCGACAAGGTGGCAATGCATTGAACACCTACAATGCCAACAATCCAGGAACGAAAAACCTGCGAGGAAATGCAGGTGGAGTTGTCGGTGCGGCTTCAAGTGGTAATAGTAGCTTAAATATTTTCGCAGCAAACAATCCAGTAGAAAAACTATTGAGGGCTAATGATCAAGCGAGTGGCCCAGCATCTCAAGCGAAAAATGCAGTAAGTGACTTTAATTCTGGCCCTTCGGTAATTACCAAAACTTTAAACGTAGTAGCTAATTTAGGTGCTGGGGTAGCAAAAATTTTAGGACTAGAAACAGGAACCAATAATCATATTGGTGGTCCGGCAATCGTCAACGACCAAAAAGGACGTACTTATAAAGAGTTGGTAATTCCTAAAGGTGGCGTGCCTTTCATCCCAGAAGGTAGAAATGTATTCTTGCCAGATTTACCAAAAGGATCAAAAGTAATCAAAGCTTCAGAAACAAAGAAATTAATTCCTCATTATGAAAACGGCGTGGGTGTTCCGAGAAACTCTTCAGTTGTTAAAAATCTAATTGCTGTTCAAGATTCACATGAATCGAATGATTTTAGCGAACTTGCTTCTCTTATGCGTGAAATGGTTTCTTACTTAAAAGACGGTAATATTAAAAATATGGAAGTGACACAATATATCACAGGTGCAGACACAAAAACACCGAGAGAAACGGCGATGGAAACAAAACGCCAATTGCGTGATTTAGCGAGGGGGTTTAAATAGTGAAACTAGAATTAGTTTATACGAACCAAAATGGGGAGCAACTCGTTTTTAATGAGGAAGCTCCTTATTTTTTGCAAAACGTCGAGGGATTAGAAGCACCAGAAAATGTTGTTTTAGCAGAAGAAGTGTTTGGAGAAGATGGCGCAAAAGTTGTCGGCATCCGCTTAAGCACTCGGAAACCGTTGTTAGAAGGCACTTTAATTGGAAAAACAGAAGAAGAAATTTATCAGCTGCGCCGAGATATGATTCAAAAAATCGATCTAAAACAAACAGGTAAGCTAACTCTTAAAGTCTATGACAAGGAGTATGAAACCGACGTATTACCAATCCAAGCGCCTAGTTTCAAATTATACGAGGATAATCCTTATAAGGTTGATGAATGGAACTTATTCTCTTTACAGTTTGAAGCATTCGATTCTTATTTCCGGGATGTATCGTTTTATAACTCACTGGTTCCTTTGGCAACATTAAAGCCAACGCTTATTTTTCCAATGGTTTTTGTTCAAGGCGAGAAGCATACGTTTGGCCGCTTTGAATCGGGGAATATTGAAAAGATTGTAAACAATGGAGATGTGCAGGTTGGAGCAGTTTTTCATATGAAATGTGTAACAACCGTGACTGATCCGCAGATTTACGATGTAACAAAACAAACCTTCTTTGGATTTAAAGGAACCTTTGAACCTGGAACAAGATTTGAACTTTCAACGGTACGTGGGAATTTATATGCGAAAAAAATTGTAAATGGTGTAGAAACTAATGCTGTTCCAGAACGTATGGAGGGCAGCAGTTTCTTTCGATTATCTAAAGGAGATAACTATTTACAACTAAAAGCGGCCAACAATTCTCAAAATGGAATTACATGTGAAATGCAATTTACACCATTGGTTAGCGGGGTGTAGCTATGGATTTTATGCCATTGCCTTTTGTAGAGGTGTTCCGAAGAAAATCTGGCTTTGATTATGAGTCAACGGCAGTTCTGGACATATGGAAATCAATGAGTGTCAAAGAAAATTTCAAGTCAGCCAATACTTTTGAAACGGTTGTTCTTTTAAAGTACATGCCAAAAGAATTAATGGACGAAGACACAGTGCTATTAATTAATAATTGCTTTTACTATATTGATTCTATTATTTGCGATGATTTGAGCAGTGGATTAATTACAATTTCTGGGAAGTCTCTTTTTGCAAAATCTGGTAAGAGAATTGTTTATCGAATTTACAATCAAACAAAAAGACCAGAGCTGATTTGCTACGATCACTTACGGAACGAAGTGGTCTCTCCGTCAGATGCAAAAAGAAAAATAAGTTATTTATCTGTCGAACAACCGCCAGCAATCACTAGTTCAAACATTAGTTATCAAAATAGTTATGGGAATGTTCAAGAAGAGATAGAGGGACTGTGTGAAAGTTACAATTTTGGTTTTGACGAAATTCCTATCTCGAATGGGCGTATTGGTTCAACATCAAACGGCCAAGTTGGAACAAATATTCGTTTTAGAAAAAGTGAAGATGTTTCTAGTGTAGTTCAATTTAGTGCAGAGTTTGAAAATGTTACTAACGAATCATTAGAAAAGAACAACTATGATGAAGCGACTACAGCCCTTATTTATGGAGAAGGCGAAGGAAAAGCTCGTAAGCATACTCAAGTAAATAACAATTTGAGTGGCCTCGAACGAAAAGAAATATACGTCGATGCTCGTGACTTACAACAGACTGTTGATGATGTAAAAATGCCAGATGCACAATATATTGCCACATTGCAATCAAGAGGAAAAGAAAAATTAACTGAACAACCAAGAGTTTTGGCATTGAATGGGACTATCAATTTGAATGATAGTCTTTTTGTTTATGGTCGAGATTATAAATTGGGGGATCGTGTAAAACGTATTTCTTCTTTTGGCTATTCAGATACAGTGGTTCTAAATTCTGTAACTCAGACTTGGGATGAGAAAGGCTACCATATTGACGGCGAATTCGGTAATCAAAGTAAAACAATTATTGATGTAATCAAGAGAAAAGGAAAGTAGGTGGTTATTTTTGGCGGAATTAAGTTTATTTTATGATGCCGTTTTGCAAGATGATGGCACATACGATCGTGCTTATACATCGGCAGACTGGGCAAAATACTTTGAAAATATTTTTCGCAATGGCGTCATGATGTCAGTCGGTGAAGCATTAAGAGTGACTGCAGCTGATTCTGTTGGAATGAGAGTTGTTGTAAAAGCAGGTTCAGCAAGTTTAAAAGGTTATCAATATATTAATACGTCTGCTTTTGCAGTACCTATTGACGTTGCTTCTTCAACACAAGATCGAACAGATTCAATTGTTGTTCGTCATGATTTGAACGCTAGACAAGCTTATGTAGCAGTCAAAAAAGGCAATGTCTCTGTAGAGCGCTCAACAGAAGTTTATGAAATCCAACTAGCAACGGTCAAAGTACCAAGGAACAGTTCGGGGATTACTGCAGATTTAATCACAGATAAGAGACCAGATGCAAAAGTTTGTGGTTATTCAACACCTTTTGCCAATGTTTCTGTATCAGGATTAGAAGCACAATATGAAGCAATGCTAAAAAAAATTGTAGAAACCAACAAGACAAGTTATGAAAAAATCCTAAATGATTTTAAAAACTACGTTGCAAAAGCACAAACCGATATGGATTCTAATATCGAAGAAATTATCCGCACAGGCAATGGAAAAGTAAATGCCTTTGATGTTTTAATTCATGAATGGTTTGCAGCTTTAAAAAATGAGCTAGATGCAAATCAAGCATCAAATTTACAGAATCAAATCAATGAAATGAAAGCTACTGAAGAGTTACCAGCTATAGAGCATAATTTACGCGGTTATCCTAATGTACAAGTTTTGTATTGGGAATACGGTATTGGCCTATCAGGATTAGCTAATGAGCCAACAGGTCTAGGCGGTAGCAATGTGAAAAAGATTCCTCACAGTGTAGAATATCTTGATTTATTCAGTTTCAAAGTTAAAGTGCCAATGAACTTTAAAATGGTAAATCCAACAGTAACAAAAATAGATAGTCGAACTATTCGCTTTATTGAAGCATTTAAAGTTATAGAAATTAAATTTTAGGAGGAAAAGAATGTATACATTTAAAAAAGGTGATGCAGACTATCAAGTCATGCTGAACGAAAACTTTAGCGAAATAACGGATGCTTTAGAAAATGGCGCACTGGTTTCTAAGAAAACCGTTATTAAGGCACAGGACTGGGATGAAATTTTAGACAAAGGAATTTACACCGTCTTCGGTGCTTCTGGCGCAAATAGACCTTATTCGGGTGCAGCTTATGGTGCTTTAGTTGTTTATGCTGATAATACATTTGTAAGTCAAACGTATATGTATAAAGGTGAAACATACACCCGTAGCAGACAAGGGAGCCCTGCCACGTGGACACCATGGAATAAACTTCTTTCAGATAATGAACAACCATTTGAAGTCTATTTTGGAAGAGCAGAGGATAGTAGCGATGTCAATACAGGTTTCCAGTATCCTATCGGCAGTATCGTTGCTACTGATAAATATCATAAACCAGAAGATTTACCATTTTCGATTAGCGCTGATAAAAAGAAATTAACTTTTACTAAAACAACAACGATTCATGTTAGTGGTTCAGCGAAGTTTCATGGAAACTCTTCTGGAACAGATTACGCTTATTTTAAAATATTTTGGGGCGCTTCTAATGATCACATGATTCAATACGGTACTCCGACAAATACAGCAATCAATGTGTCAACAACGATTGGGGGAGAAAAAACTCTAACAATCAAGGCTGGGGATTCACTAAGATTTGAATTAGAGAGTCGACCAAACAAAAGTTTATTTAGAACACAGATTGCTTCATTATCTATCAAAGAAGTGAAAAGTATCTAATATTTTTCAAGTAGACATAAGTGGGAGGTGAGTTAGTGGAAAAATATTTTAACCACCTATCAATTGCAGCAAGTATTGTAGGTGGTATTTGCGTTAGCTTTCTTGGAGGAATGGATCAGTTGCTAGATGTTTTGTTATTTTTGATGATTGTTGATTTTGTAACAGGTTGGCTTAAAGCAATCGCTACTAAATCACTATCAAGCAAAATAGGTATGTTGGGAATCGCCAAAAAAGTAATGATTTTATTTGTAGTGGCAGTTTCTGTGAAAGTTGAAAGTATTGTAGGGAATAATATTCCTATTAGAGAAATGGTGATTATTTTTTATATCGCAAATGAAGGCATTTCATTTTGCGAGAATGTATTGGAGTTCATTCCTTTGCCAGAAAAATTAAAGGATTATTTTATTCAATTACGAAATAAAGACAAGAATTGAAGCGGCTTATGTCGTTTCTTTTTTTGTTTAAAAAAATAGGAAAGAGGTTTTTAAATGAAAAAGAAAATTTTAGCAGGAGCGCTTGTCGCTCTGTTTTTTATGCCTACCGGTGTATTTGCTGCAAAAGGAGATCAAGGTGTGGATTGGGCGATTTACCAAGGCGAACAAGGCCGTTTTGGCTATGCACATGATAAATTTACTATTGCTCAAATTGGCGGCTACAACGCTAGTGGTATTTATGAACAATACACATACAAAACGCAAGTAGCAAGTGCCGTCGCTCAAGGTAAACGCGCACATACCTATATCTGGTACGATACTTTTGGTAGCATGGATATTGCAAAAACAACGATGGATTACTTCTTGCCACGTATTCAAACGCCTAAAAATTCCATTGTTGCATTAGATTTTGAACATGGAGCTAGTCCTGATGTAAACGCAAATACAGAAACGATTTTGTATGGTATGCGCCGTATCAAACAAGCAGGATATACACCAATGTATTACAGCTATAAACCTTTTACGTTGCAGTATGTGGACTATCAGCGAATTATTAAAGAGTTTCCTAATTCTTTATGGATTGCAGGCTATCCTAGTTATGAAGTAACGCCAGAACCATTGTATGCTTATTTCCCAAGTATGGATGGTATCGGGATTTGGCAATTTACTTCTACTTATATTGCTGGTGGGTTAGATGGGAATGTTGATTTAACAGGTATTACTGATAATGGTTATACTGCAACAGACAAACCAGAAACGGACACACCAGCTATTGAGGAAGGTAAAGAAGTAGAAAATACACCAAGTTCTGATGTTAAAGTTGGCGATACAGTCAAAGTAAAATTTAATGTAGATGCTTGGGCAACTGGTGAAGCTATTCCGCAATGGGTAAAAGGAAACAGCTATAAAGCGCAAGAAGTAACTGGAAGCAGAGTATTGCTAGAAGGCATCTTGTCATGGATTAGCAAAGGTGATATTGAATTATTGCCAGATGCAACAGTCGTCCCTGATAAGCAACCAGAAGCAACTCATGTGGTACAATACGGTGAAACGTTATCCAGCATTGCTTATCAATACGGAACAGATTATCAAACGTTGGCGGCATTAAATGAATTGACAAATCCAAATCTTATTTATCCTGGTCAAGTTTTGAAAGTTAACGGATCAGCAGTAAGCAACGTTTATACAGTTCAATACGGTGATAATTTATCTAGTATTGCAGCCAAACTCGGCACTACTTATCAAGCCTTAGCTGCATTAAACGGATTAGCAAATCCTAACTTGATTTATCCAGGACAAAATTTAAATTACTATTAATAAAAAATCCCTACCTCTCAATTTTGAGAAGTAGGGATTTTTTATTAATAGTTTGAAATAGCTAACTTGTTTAAGTTTCCAATTTTTAGGTTACTGTTTAATGAAGAGGAATTTAATTTGTTTTCCATTGTTCCAGTGTTTAAAAAGCTGCTAACTGAGTGATTTTTATTGGGATCTACATTAACTTTTCTATATAGGGAATCAATTTGATCTTTTGTTATTAAATTCATAATAAGCCCTCCTGTCTATCTTAAATACTAAGATATCATAATTTTAGGTTTTTTTACAACAAAAAGATTAATTACTATTAAAAAATCCAACTTTTTCATTAGCAATAATTTTATTTAAATTGAGTCTTTCCATGGTTAGATGAGTCGAGTGATGTACACTCAGTACCAAATCTTGTAATGTTTTATCTTTTTCTAAAGCAGTAACTTTCAATCCGATTTCAAGACACTTATCAATATCATAATGTCTATCATGTACTAAAGAGCTAGAGTGTTCATTCAAAGCTTCGACAATTCTATTTATTTTTTCATCATCTGTTCCAGTTTCATACATAGCATCTCCTAACCATTCTTTTATAAGCGTGGATGAAAGATCGATAGCATCAATTGCAGACTTTAAAAATGCTGCTGGATATTGTTGTAATTTTATCGCCCAATATTGAGCTTTATTAGGACTTTCTTCCAAGGTTTTTTCGGCTTCTTCAAATTCTGCTTTTATATTATATGCTGGTATACTGTTAAACTGTGGGTCAATAGGTCCTAACGAAGAATGAGAACCCATTACAATTTCTTTAGAAGCACAAGCAATCATTGTGCCTGCAGACATTGCCATGTGAGGCACAATGACTCGAATGTCTTTATTGAACATTTTTTTTAGATATTTAACAATGGATTCCGCAGCTGTAGGGCTTCCTCCTGGAGTATGAAGAATCAAATCCAACCCTTTACTCTTGTCGCAATTTTGAACAGCATTCATAAATCCAGTCATATCGTTATCAGATATTGATAAATCTCCTTGCGTTTGGAATAAAAAGCCTGAATAATATTTTATTGTATTCCTATCAGTATAGTTAGACAATTTGTTTGTGTATTGATTTTGTAATTCAAGCAATTCTTGTGGTGTCTCTGAAAGATTAATTTCTCTGTTAATGTAATCCCAACCAGGCAA